AGTACCAGCCGTCGGCTCTGCCAAGGGGAGGGCCCACACCTCATTGGCAAAGTTGTTGGAGAAATAGGCCTGGAACATGCGGGACAGCATGCTGCCGGCACCGAAGTGCTTGTCGGCTTGGGCCTGGCTCCCGATCGGCATCGCCACGTCATGCACGGCGTCGCCGGTCGAGAGCATGGTCCCGACCAGCAAGGCCTTGAGATTCACGGTGGAAAGGCCAGCCATGCTTGGATCGACTTCGACCCAATAGAGGGGCACCTTTATGTTACTGGGAATATTAGCAAAACTGATGGGCATCGGATGCTACCTCCTTAAAAGGTCCATGTCCATTGGACTTTTCGCGCTTTCCATGGTAGTTTAACTTTCCCTACTGTATGGAGGTCTACCATGAAGCACCCTTGCTGGTTCGTCTACTGGCTCTACAGCGACCATGGGACGAACCCACGACTACACGGCTACGTCGGCGTCACTTGCTCTCTATTCCGCCGCATCTGGCACCACCACAATCGAGGTCTACCGGCCTTCAAAGTCAAGATCCTCCTTCGAGGAACACAAGACCAGTGCCTCGAGCTCGAAAAGCGTCTACGACCTACGCAAGACATCGGCTGGAACACGCGCGCCGGAGGTCCAACATACCAGGGCAATGGCAAGAGCCAGATCATCGACATCAGCGACACTAGAGAGCGCGGCGCCAACAAACCAAAATCCGCAGAGACCAGAGCCAAGATGAGAGCATCAGCACTCGCTCGCTACGCCGATCCAGCTGAGCGATCCAAGACACAGAAAGCTGTGAAGAAAGCATTCGAGAACATCGACCGCTCTGGTAAAAATAACTCTCGTTTCGGCAAGCACTGCTCAGAAGAAACCAAGCAACGCATGCGCGACACGATCGCCAAGCGTCGGCTCATCACTCCTGCTTCTGCTCGCTCAACCTGATCGAGCCTTCCTTGAGCCTCTTGAAGGTGAAGGTGTCATCGGGCCACTCGATGTCGCCCTCGGCGCGAAAGCCCCCGGCTCGAGGATGCTTGAGGAGCCGCCTCATGTCATCGTCGACTGGCTCCACGCGAACCCCCTTGATCTGGCCCTGTCCGGTTGCCCCAGTCACCATCCTATCGGCGCGGGCCTGCCTTCTCTGACCAGGCAGCATCACTTCAGTTCTAACATTGACCATGACCCTAACTCCTTCTTGCCTCTCGCAGCACGTCGAACATGTACTTGATGGAGACCTGTTGACGCTGATCCATCTCAGCCTGAGTGTCCCCAGCCTTAATGCCGGTCGTCACATCGATCTCATCCAGGGTATCGGTGATATCTGGGTACCACTCGCTGCGATAGAAGCAGCTCACCTCGTATTGAAGCTCTCCGAACGGCGTCTCATTGTTCAATCCAGCACTTCCGAACGTGTGGCGCCTCATCCCCCTAGGCAGGCTCTCAATGCCAACGCCATATGGATTGTCATTGACCAGCACATTCATCAGCTTTGGATCGGTCCACAGTAGACTCATGATCCTCTGATAGGTCGCATCAAGCTCGAGCTCCAACTCATCAAAGTCATTATTCTCTAAGATGGCAGAGAGACCAATGCGAGACGAGTGACTGAACCTGATGCACCCGGCATTGGCGTCTCCATCCGGAGTCATCTGCTCTTCGACGATGTAGACGCCAAGATATGGCAAGAGGTCTGGCTGAACCGGATTCATCTTCATCTTGCGAAGTGTAAAATCAGAAAAATATGGATCGGCCACGATCACGTTGAATATTGCGTCGCGAGCATTCAGGGTGTAGCTGCTCTGAGAGACTGAGATGATTGTGCCACTGACCACATCATCTGCAGAGGCTGCCTCCACCGACGAGACCGGATAAGACTCTGCCCATAGAGAGGAGTCAACCGCAGAGGCTGCCTCTATTGTGGTGGCGGCATAAAGCACCACACCAGTGATTGCGCCGGCACCAATTCCAGATTCAATCAGTGCAGAAGAAGATTTCGAAGAGACACCAAGTGCGTCTGACGCGACCGCATTCTCGACGACATCAGAGACGCCGGCATTAATTATCGATCCAGTTACCGCATCCGCACTAAATCCCGACTCCGTCATCACTCCAGTGGCATGTAAGGCAACGCTGGACGCATCTGACACCGACGCGCTTTCGCTGATACCTGGTGCCCAGACATTGTTGACCGAACCCAACGCATCGGTTGCGGCGCCAGCTTCGTTAACCGCATCGTTGTATGTGTTCCCTACTCCAGTGCCAAAGTCAGATGTCGTGATTACCGCAGCAGGTTCAATATAAAACTCAATGTCAGCACTAGTGGAGGTGGATGTGGTGTTAATCGACCATTCGCATTGGACGTAAAGATATTCATTGTTGAACGTGATTGGCGAACTTGGTGTGAAGGTAACGTCTGATTCACCAGAAGCTGTGATTGATACTGCGCCGCTGTCTGTTCCGGTTAGGACAGAGGTCGTAAGCTCGGTAAATGTACCGGCGGCAGCGTTGTTCGAAGTTGACTTCCAAATCCGGCAGCAGACGCTCCCGGTTTGACCTCCCGACGCCAGGGCAGCACGAAGACGGAATGCAAGTGTCCATGGAGTCGCCGCAAACGTACCGGTGTAAGGATTTTCCGAACGCCACGAAGAAGAGGTGGTCAGATTAGGAGGCGTTAATGAATCAGCCGCAGTAAAACTAGCATTACCACGCCTCGAATTGATCTGCATCAGTGACGAATTAGGAGATGAAGATTTAGAAACAACCCATCCCGTTGATGTTATACCAGCAGATGGTGCACCTCCACCATCTTGCAGAGATAAGGAAGAGTTAACTAAGACATTCTTGAGATAGAAAGTTATTGCAGCCATTGACGGCTTCTTCACATTGAAGCAGTATAAGACACGTTCAGCGTGTCACCATTACCAACAACCTTGTCGCCCTGAGCAAAGGTTCCAGCACTGTAAAGCACGCCCGCCGTACTGTCGATGGTCGACACAGCACCAGAGCCAAAGACGATGAACGCCCCCTTGAACGTACCGGCCCCAGTTACGGCAAATGAGAGGGCCGCAGAGAGAGCCTTTGCCCCTCCGCTCGAGGCCGCCCATACACAGGTCTTGCGAGGCGCACTATAGGTCGGGACATTGGCCCCACCGGCCTCAGTCCACCCGGCATGCGACGTCATCGTGTCACCGGCAACTGGCCCAGCTCCATATCCAACCGATGAGATCAATCCCATAAATGGACCAACGACGGTGTAGGCCGCACCCGCCAGATATGTGTCGAGGGCGAGGTTCTTACCCACCGTGCAGACGACGTTGTCTATCTCGTCGCACCACTTGACACGACCATCTGGACCACAACACTCAAACATGAATTTTCCAACGGCCTCAGTGCCCTCATCCAGAGAGCCTCCACGAATAACTTCGGCGTCAATTGCGTGTCGTGCCTCAGCCTTTTCGACGGTCATGTCACGTGATCCTCTTCAGCTCCAGCGTAGTCTCTCCGCCACCATTGTGGAAGACGTTGGTTATTTGAAAGTCGCCAAGGGTTGGCAGGCCAGAGATAGGTTCAGAGGGAATGTTAATCTGATCGCCCTGAACGGGAAGCACGGAGAACTCGCTGGCCCTGATGTCCAGGATGGTCTGCTGATCGGTGAGGATGCTGCCATCCTCAAGAATCATGTTGAGCATCCGACTGTCATAGATGCCCCGTCCAGTTCCACTGAAGGAATTGCCGAGCATGGAGGTGAAGGTCACCGGCCTGCCAAACGTGTCCTGACAGGGCCCATAGACCTCATCCGACATGTTTATTGCCATGACAATCTCTCCACCATCAATTTTGTCATCCGCTCATTCAGCTTATCAACGAGCTGAGGCCTCAAGATCGGGCGAGCGCTCTTCGGCCGCTTCACGCCTCCTCCCCCAACGACCCTTCTGACTACGCTCCTTTTCTTCTTCTTCTTCGCGGCCAATCGCGTCGTGGGCCACACGCTGGTCTGCACCACATTGTCTCTCATCGTAGTGTTTGGATAGCGACGGCGCATGTCCTCAGTCTGCCACGCCGTCATCTCCTCTCTCATGTGAAACTCAAACAGGACGAGCTCCTTGCTCATCGCATCGAGCTTTATATCTATGGCAATGGCATCGACGACTATTGCCAGCATCGCAGTACCAGGTATGGAGCAACTCTCTTGACCATCCGTGAAGGAACTAGCATGACCACGCGCTTGGAGCGAGCCACCCTGGCGGCGCCATCCAGGGCGTCCCGCTTGATCTTGATGACTCTTGCCGCTCGCAAGAGGTCCATGGCCAATTTCGTCTTCACCAGTTCACCGCGGTCATGAAAGAGACGTGCGGGGCACGCATGCACCAATCAACCCACACGCTCATCTTCAGCGCTATGGCATCAACCTGGAACATGCTCTTCACGGGAGGCGATGCCAGCGTCCCAGGCGAGGAGCCTCCAACGATGTCCGATGGAGTAGTGTCCTCCTGATGAATCGTGGCCACCGTCCCAACCTCAAACTCCGGGGCACTGATGGTACAGGCAAAGCTGGGCGGCTCTATGGCTATGACAGTCTTGTCCGGTATGGCCCCACTGGAAACGACCGGAAGCGCATTGGTCGCAGGATCACCAAACTGACCACCCGCGTAGAAGCGCATGGCCACGGCCTGAGAGGGACTTGACACGAACATCGCGTGAGCTCCCCCATTGCGGGTAGCCAGATCGGCAACCAGCATGCCGAGATCGCGTCCAACGGCATCAAATCCCGAGGAGGTCGATGGAGTGAGCGGCGTGAGGCCATTGAGCAACCCGGCAGATTTTTGAGGACTGGCAGCCACCGCAGAGAAGATGGCAGCATCGATTGCCGGCCCGGCAGCCTCTGCCATGAGGGCTCTCAAGATCATCTCGATGTTGGAGGCCTCGCTCATCTCATTGGTAAACGTGGCAATGACGGTGAGCTTGTGCGGCCTCAGCGTCGGCCCAAGCAAACTATACTGACGGGCAGGGACGACCTCCCCCTCCGCCTTCCACTGGCCTGCCCCTGCGAGGGTCGTCGATCTGCCAGGAACGACGACGCTGGCAAAGCGCCCAAGATCGATGTGAAGAGCCCCCGAGGCCATGAGCCTGCCTATCGCGGACATCGACACGACATCGAATATGGCATCGGACACACTCAAGGCGGCGAGGGGACCGGCCCACACTGAGTCCGTCGTCTTCGCTGGAAGAGAGGCACCCCGCAGGATGATTGGAGTCACCTGGTCTCCAGGATAGCGGTCATCCAAGACCTTCTCGATTGCCCTGCGCTCCACGAAGCTTCGCACCTTAGCGGCAGCAGCCCTCCACAGGTACGGCGGCAGTGGCGTCACCGGCTTGCGTTCTTCCTTCATCTCACACCCAATACCTGATGTACTTGTTCAGGACATTCTTCACATTCTGCCAAGTCTCTGGAGTCCCCATCACGCCCAGGAGGTTGGGCTGATAGTAGCCAATCCGACTCTCCTTGTGACCAACCTGGCGAATGCCGAACAGGGCTGGATTGCGTATCCAACC